GCGGCTGGCTTATGACCGCTGGGGCGCGTCGCGTGTGGTGCAGGTGCTTGAAAATATGGGCATTGAGGTAGTGCAGTTTGGGCAGGGCTTTGTCTCGATGAACCCACCCATGAAGGAATTGGAGCGACTGGTTTTGGCGGGTCAACTACGACAAGGCAACAATCCGGTGTTGACGTGGATGGCGGATAATCTCGTGGCGCGTATGGACCCGGCGGGCAACATCAAACCAGATAAGGAAAAATCGAAAGAAAAAATAGACGGCATGGTCGCGCTCATCATGGCGCTTGATCTGGCATTGCGCCGAGATCCCGCGCAGGATATGAGCGGCATTATGTCGGATGATTGGGGCATGTAATTCCTTGACTTACCCGGCATTCAGCGGCGTAATGAAGGCACTACACAAAAGGAGACTGACATGAAAAAACAAAACTTAACCCGCAGCGCAGAAAGCCTTCAGGCTTACGAAGATAAACAGGCAGAGATTGAAAAACTTTTGAAACGAATTGCAGTAGGTTTGCAGGCGCACGATCGCAGAGCCAGCGGGCAGGGCGGGCACCACTGGGGGCACGTTGGGGATTTGACCGACATCGCGGCTGAGTTGCGGGAGGTCAGCGACCGATTGAACGGCACAGGCGAATACGCCAAGGGATAAGCCATGAGCGCAAAATACACCACAGACCCGAAGGAAGTTTACACGCTGGAGTTGAAAAAACTCCAGCGTTGTTTTTTAGATATCCAAACGATGGGCGAAGGCGCGAGTGAGATGGCGCGGATCAAGTGGCGGCACGTGGAACTGTTACGGCACATGAATTTTATTTTGCAGGAAGCCGTGATGGTGGGTGAGGTCTTGTTGGAAGTAGGCGGGTTGACAAAATAAAACAATTTTTGTGCTATAATTTTATTGACGGTTGCGAGGGTGCCCCCCTCACCCTCCCTCCGTCAAATTGAACAATTCAACGCACTTTTGGTGTAGACCGAAAGGAACTGTCGGAACCGATGCGCCCGGCGATTTTCTCGAAAGAGAAGTCGCTGGGCGTTTTTTTTGTTTACCAATCAGGAGGCATTATGACTGAAGAACTTATGAAGCCTGGGGATTATATAGCCCTTGGTGATTTATTGATCCGTGCCGCGATGGATACCACCAACAGCCAAAACATTGTTGGAAAATTTCACAGTGGTAACCAGTTCAAAGTCTTCGAAATTCTGCCCGAGAAGAACGGAATTCTATGGGGGCGTATTTCTGAAACCACCGGGCAAGGTCAGGCGCGGTTTGTAGGATTGCGCGTCAACAACAATCCAAAAGCGCAAATGCAAAAAGCGTTTGATTCTGAATCCTCCTTTTCCAATAATGCGCTGGTTACTGCGCTCAACCGATTGTCTGCGGCTCTTGAAAAATTAGCTGCGCGTGAGTAGCAGAGATGCAAGTAGAAAATGAAGTGAGACGCGCGAGCGATTACAAGCGGTTGGATGAGTTGGAGAGCAAGCTGCTCCAAATGCAGATCGATAGTCTGCGAAAAGACAGCGACGATCATGAACGACGTGTGCGCGCGCTGGAAGATACAGCGACCAAGTTCAATTTTATTTTGTACTTAACAATGGGCGGCGGGTTTGTTTCTCTGATCAATCTGGCGACGCTGGTCGCATTATTCATAAGGGTCAAATGAAAAGAATCCGCTCATGGTTTCGCAAGTATGCAGACGATCTGCTTTTTATCGTCGGGTTTGTTTTTATTCTGATCGGCTCTTACTGTCTGTATCCCGTGTCCGCGTGGTTTGTGGCTGGCGTGGAATGTTTGATCTATGGCGTATTGATCGCATGGAGTCATAAGAAATGATTTTGACAAAGGCATTATCCGGTAAAAAAATATTCGCGCCGCTGAACTCAACAACGACCCAGCAGACGCTGCCGCAGGTGGTGGAGATGATGGGCGGTTCGACGCGCGCGGGGCAGGTGGTCACGGCAGAAACATCCAAGAACGTAGCGACGGCATACCGCTGTTTGAACATCCTCAGCGACGACGTGGCGAAACTGCCGCTGCAAGTGTACGTCAGCAGGCAGAGCGGCGAGGTCGAGCGCCAGCGCCCAGACGCCATGACGCATAACCTGGCATGGTTGACAGAGCGCAAGCCGAACCGCTGGTGGAGTCCTTTCCAATTCAAAAAGCAATTTATGCAGTGGCTCGTGGCGTGGGGCAATGGCTACGTATGGACGCCGCCCGCGTATCCGCGCGAACAATTCATCCTACCTGCAAATAAGACCTCTCCGGTTTTCGACAAAGACGGCAACCTCTGGTATGCCACGCGCTTTGGCAATGATCGCAACTGGACATATCTGCCAGACGTGGAGATCATGCACTGCCTGATCAACCCGGACGAGACCGGCTTTGTCGGACGCGGCGTGATCCAATACGCGCGCGAGACCATCGGGCGGCAATTGGCGGCGTATGGTTCGCAATCTACGCTGTTCAAGAACGGCTTGAGCGCAGCGGGTATTTTATGGCTGGCGGGAGAATCCAAACCTGAAGAGCGCAAAAAAGTGCGCGATATGTACGAAGAGGTAATGAGCGGCGACGAGAACAACGGTCGCATTGCCGTCCTCGATAGAAAAGTATCGAAATTCGAGCCGGTCACGCTCGCGCCGAAGGATGTGCAATTCCTGGAATTGATCGCGGACAACGACATCGCGGTGATGAATTTCTTTGGAATCCCCTCGTACAAACTTAACACGGGCAAACAGTCCTATCAAAGCAACGAGCAAAACAACCTGGATTATCTCTCGACGTCGCTCGATCCCTATCTGGTGCAGATCGAGCAGGCGGGCGGGCTGAAATGGTTGTCCACGCAGGAGCAGGGCTATACCTATTTGCGCTTCGAGCGTTCCGCGCTGTTCCGCACCGACGCCAAGAGCCGCGGCGAATATCTCAATGGCGCGATCCAAAACGGGCGGCTGCGCCCGAACGAGGCGCGGCAGGTCGAAGACCGCTCGGCGGACCCGAACCCGCTGGCAGATGAGTTGTGGATGGCGTCGAATTTGGCGCCCATGAACAATACCCAAATGCAAGGAGTCCCCAATGAAAAATAAACCCATCCGCTGTTTCGATGGAAACGCTCAACCTTATCAGCCGTTTTGGACGTTTCGCAATGCGGCGCAAACCGACAGCGGCGAGACCGAAATCGAACTCTACGGACCCATCTCTGAATTTTCGTGGTGGGGCGACGAGATTACCCCGAAAATGTTCAAAGACCAGTTGTATGCCAACGGCAAAGCCGGACCCGTGACGGTGCGGCTGAATTCGCCCGGCGGCGATTTGATCGCTGCCAGCGTGACGAGCGCGATCCTGAAGGATTATCCGGGCAAGGTCACGATCAAGGTGGATGGGTTGGCGGCTTCGGCGGCGGTGATGGTTGCGCTCGCGGGCGACCGCGTGCTGATCCAGTCGTCTGCCTATATGATGATCCACAACCCGATGGTGGGCATTATGGGCTATTACGGCGTGGATGATCTCAAGTCGTTGATTGACGAATTGAAGGTAATCAAGAACGGGATCGTTGAAGGCTATACCGCCAAGACCAAAATGGACGCGGAAAAACTATCCAGACTGATGAACGATGAAACGTGGATGACCGCGAGCGAGTCTGTTGCTTACGGTTTCGCGGATGAAGTGATTACTACCGGCGCGAGCAAGAGCGCCGCTGCGAATTACGTGAACGTCTTGCAATCCTACATGAATGTCCCGCGCGCGCTGCTGCAGGAGTCCAGCCCTGCGCAGCCTGACGCGGTAAACGAAGAACGAGCGCAGCACGATTTGCAAAGCAAGTCGAAAAAACTTGCCGCTCATGCCAAACTATTTTTGACCAAGGAGTAGAAAAAATGAATTTGAATCTCAAGCCCATGTACGACAAGGTCGTGGCAGCGAACGCCGAGCGCAACCGCATTGCAGCGCAGATCGTTTCGTTAAACGATGAAAACAAGTTCGAGGACGCCCTCGCCTTGCAGCCGAAACTGGATACGGCAAATAAGGAATACGAAGGCGCGAACAAAATGTATCTGTCCCTGCTCGCCACCACCAACGGCGAAGATCCCGCCCAGCGTTTCAATGCGCCGATGGGACAGCCTCAATCGCAAGAGGTTGACGACCTGCGCGCGAGCAAGGAATACCGCGACGAGTGGTTTGCCGCGTTCCGCAATGGCGTCACGCCCAAGACCGTTAAGAGCGGACAGCATAACTCCGAACGCTTCGCGCGTTTGGTGAATGCGTTGACCGAGACCGGCGGCTCGCCTGCCGGTGAAGACGGCGGATTCCTCAACCCGATTGACTTCGATAATCGCATTATCGAATTGACGCGCCAGTACGTTGATCTCTCCACGTATTTCAACGTCGAGAGCGTCACCACCCTGACCGGCTGGCGTGTGGTGGAACAATTCGCCGCTGCGCTGCCCTTGACCAAATCCACCACGGAAATGGAAGAGCGCACCGATGAAGGCGAAAGCCCGAAGTTCAACAAGATTGATTATTCGTTGGACGAGTACCGCGACTTCCTGCCGGTGAGCAATGTATTGATGCAGGATACCCCGGTCAACATTATGAACTATCTCGCGGGCTGGTTCTCGAAGAAGTTGATCTTGACCCATAACAGCATTATCCTGACGCTGCTCAATGCCATCACCGGCACGGCGGTCACGGATAAAAAGACCACGCTCGCCGCGATCAAGACCGTGCTTAACAAGACGCTCGATCCCGCCTTCAGCGCGACCGCTGGAATCTTTACCAACCAGAGCGGTCTGGACCTGCTCGATCAGTTGGATGACGGTACAGGTCGCCCGCTCTTGCAGCCCGACCCCAGTAGCCCGACCGCGTTCCGCGTCAAGGGTCGCCCGGTAGTGTATCTCTCCGACGCGCATTGGGCGAACCTGGCGACTCCAGACCGCGCGCGCATTGCCATCGGCGACGGCAAATCATACGCGACGCTGTTCCAGCGCGCGGGCTTCGAGTTCTCGTCCACCAACGTAGGCGGAAAAGCCTGGCGCAGCAACAGCACTGAAGTGCGCGGCATTGCCCGCATGGATATTGCGGCGATGGATGCCGACGCGATGACTGTGCTGAAGGTCGCACTGTAATTCCAAAGTTAGTTTTAAGGCAAACGAATCTGATTCGTTTGCCTTAAAACTAAAAGGAGATCATTATGGGAATCCCCATCACAAAAAACCGCATGATAGACGGCGGCGACAAGTGGATCATCGGCGGCGAGATTGCGCGCGAAGGCGCGACGCCCGATGATGCCAGCGCAGTAAATGTCGTCCTGCCGGTGCATTATCAGATCACGCCTGCCGCGAAAAGTGCGGTGGCTGTGCATGCCGCAATTGCAATGACTGCCCTTGCCAAGGTGGTGACGACTGGCATTAACAACCCCGATGTGCCGCGTGTGGTGACGATCAAGGGCAATGCCTCTGGCATTACTGGCAATGTGGTCGTCACTGGCACGAATGCGGCTGGTGCTGTAATTACAGACACCATCGCGCTGAGCGGTGCCACCGAAGTGGCTGGCGCAAAAGCGTTCAAGACCGTGACACAAATCGACCTGCCTGCTGAAACTCATGCAGGTACGGATACCGTAAGTATTGGGTGCGCCGATGTGTATGGTCTGCCGCATATTGTTTCCAATGCGCTGATGCTGCTCGTCAAGCTTTTCGACGGGTCAACGGACGCTGGCACGCTGGCGGTGGATAGCGACGAACTGGAGAAGAATCTTTTCACGCCTGCAGGCACGCCCAACGGCGCGAAGGTTCTCGAGCTGGTTTATTTGAAGTAATCAGTTTCAGGGACGGATTCCTTCCAGTCCGTCCCTACTGAATTTTATTGGTTGGGGGCGTTGCAATGCGACGCCCCTACCGTGAGAAACATTTGCCATGACCAACATCCTGACCCCAACTGAAGGCGCGAACTTTGTCCGCACGGAAAACTCCGATGCGGTGATGTTGATGCTGTTGCCGCTGGTGGACCAGTACCTGCTCAATGCCTGCGGGCATGATTGGGCTGCCGATGCGACGATCCATCCCACAGCTAAAACTGCGGCGGGGATGCTGTTGGTCTATTGGTATGACAACCCCGGCGCGGTGGGTGTTTCTCCAGAAACGGCTGCGAGCGCACTGGTGCAGCTCGAAGCCGAAGCGTTGAAATATCGCAAGGTTGATTTTGCAGGGCGCAGTGGCGCGGGCGCGATCGCGCTGCCGAGTGTGCGCGTGGGCGATGTGGTGATTACGCTGACGGGAGTCTATGGTGTGGATGGCGACCAGAAGAGCGCATTTGAAAGCGTGGTCAGCATTGCCGACCAAATACAGCAAGTCTCCACCAGTAATCTGTCTGATCATCGCTATGTGGTGGTGGTCAAGAATCCCGCTGATGATGTGAGTGCGTAATGGATTACAAGATCAACTCTGGCGATTTACGGACGCGGATCACTCTTCAGCAGCCGACCATTGTTACCGATGCAGGTGGCGCGCAGAGCGAGACGTACGCCAATGTGCCGACCAACCCGACCATGTGGGCGAAATGGGTCAACGCGCATGGCGATGAGGCGGTCAATGCCAACGCGGAAACTTTCGTGCAACGCGCGACCGTCACCATGCGCTATCGCGCCGACGTGCAGACCACGTGGCGGTTGACCTGGACAAATGAGACGTGGAGGATCATCTCCATAGACCAGGTGCAGCACAGAAACCGCTGGACTGAAATGGTCGTTGAACGCGTGAAGGGGACGGTGTAGCGATGACCACGCGCGGAAGAATGGATCTGAACATCGGCGAATATCTGGAAGCGTTAGTACAGGCTGAACAGGATGTTGACCAGGTTGCTGAGGATGTGCTAGCGACAAATAAATATAACGCTGTGATGCTCTTGTACCAGAATCTACGCAAGACGTCAGAGACGTGGACGAATGCAACCGCCAAGACATTATTTGTCGAGGGACCTGAACGCGATGGAAACTATATCTTTATTGAGATCGGCGCGCATACCGACGTTGACCCGTCAGCCTGGTACAAAGAATTCGGCAGACCCAACCAAGCCGCTGAGCCATTCTTGAGACCGACACTTGCCTATTATCGCAGAGGCGGTTTGAAGCAATTCATGCAGGCTGTGCTTGAAAGATATGGATTGAAGCTATGACCACGATCTTCGAGCGCGTAAAGAATGCGATGGATACACTGTCCCCAGCTGTGCCTCATGCGTTGGCCCCTTACGAAGGAGCGCTGCCCGACTTGTACGTCGTGTATCAATTACTTTCTTCGCCACCAGCAGCCCACGCCGACAACGTTGAAACTGCACGGGCGAATTATGTCCAAGTTTCGATTTACAGCCGCGCGGGATTGGTGAGTTTGCCAGATGTAGATAGCGCCATGACCGCGGCTGGATTTGTGAAAGATTCCTTCCGCCAACTTCCGAAAGACCTTAATACAGGTCATTACGGACTGGCAAAGGATTACATGTTCTTAGAGTTCAACCTACCAACAAGGAGTTAGCAATGACCGATTACACACTCATCAACGGCGTAGACAAGTTGTACTACGCTCTCGTTTCACAAGACGACGCGGATGCCTATGCGGCTGGAACGCCCGTACCGCTGGCTCCAATAAAGGTGGCGGCACAAACGCCAGCCACAAACCAGAAGACCGAGTATTACGACAACCGTCCGATGTTCAGTCTGAGCGCGGAAGGCGAGACCAAGATCAAGCTCGAGATCGCGCACCTGCCTCTCGCCGATGAAGCGGCAATTCTGGGGAAGGTCTATGACGCTGTCAACGAAAGCATTTACGACGGCGAAGCCACGCCGCCTTATATCGCGCTGGGTTATCGCGCGCTCAACCATGACGGGACATACACGATGTTCTGGTATTTCAAAGGAACATTCGTTCCGTTTCCCGAGGAAGCCAATTCAAAGACGAATTCGCCAGACCCCAAGGGATTGACGCTGGAATACACCGCAGTGCAGACCAATAAAGAGTTCGCCATTGCCTCTGGCATCACGAAAGCCCAGAAGCGACGCAAGAGCCGCAAGCAGGCGGATTTGGCGACCTGGTTTGATGCGGTGCAGATCCCAGAATACAGCGCGCCGAGCGCATTGACATGCGCGCCGTCACCTGTAGATGGCGCTGCTGCTCAAGCCGCCAGCGTGGCGATCACGTTGACGTTCAATAATCCGTTGATGGCGGATGCAGAGCGCGGCATTGGTTTGCTGCGTGACGATACTGGCGCAGCCATTGCTGTGACACGCTCGCTGAACGCGGCTCGCACAGTGGTGACGCTGGCGCATTCCGTGCTGACTGCCGCGAAGACCTACTATATCACCGTGAATGGTGTGAAGGATATTTACGGTCAGAGCCTGGCGGATGCTGTGTACGACTTCGCAACGGCGTAGTGCGGACAGATACGTCCGCACCGACAAGCCCCCACCCTGCCCTCTCCCAAATCAAAAACCGATTTGGGAGAGGGAGAATGAAACTGGAAGGAAAGTATGAACGCACCGATTGAATTGACTTTGTACGATACGAACGACGAGCCGATCAAAACATACACACGCAGAACCGTGCCGTGGGGTGTGATGAAGAAGGCAATGTCGTTGATGCAGGCGATGAACGATCTCTCTGAAAAGGATAAGCCAGATGCGGAGAAAACCAACTGGGAGAAGTTCAAAGCGTGGTTCAGTTTTGCAAAGACCGAAGACGCCAATGAGGTGTCGTTGCGGATGCTAGAGGAGTTCCTGGTGGAGTTCTTCGGCGATAAGTTTACCGTGAACGACCTGAAGCAGGCTGACACGCTGGAGCTAGTCTCTGTTTTGCAAAGCATTATTTCAAGGGCAGCTGCTTCGATGCCTGTAAACCCTCAGAAGCCATTCAAGAAGATGCAGAGATAAAGCCTCTTGAATGGTTGTACGACATTGAATGTTCGCTGATCGAGCGCTGGCATTGGAGTTTGTATGACATTGACCGAACGGAGGTCGAGTCTATTTTGGGATATATCAACCATCATTCGGGGTGGAAGAATGGAACTTCCAAGCCTGCGATGAAATCGGCTTATGCGGAAGATTTGGATTTGTGAGACCCCCATCCTGCCCTCCCCCAAATTCAGCACTATCGAATTTGGGGGAGGGTGGAGAGGATAAGGAAAAATCATGGGCGAAGCTGCTGAGAAGTTATCTGGAAAACTTGGGTTAGATACCTCCGATTTCAAGACGGGGCTGCAAGCGGCAAACCGCGATCTGCGCGTGTTAGAGAGCGGATTCAAGGCTTCGGCTGCGGCGCTGGGGGATTGGGCAAGCTCGGCGACGGGGCTTGAAATGCGCGCCAAGAGTCTTACTTCGCAGATTGAGGTACAAAAGCTAAAAGTGGCGGCGCTGGCAGAGGAACATAAACGGCTGGCAGAGGCAAATGGGGAAAACAGCAGAACGGCGCAGGATGCCGAGATCAAGCTCAATCAGGAAACCGAGCGTTTGAATAAAATGGGCGCGGAGTTGAATACTACGACTGGCGCGCTTGATGAGATGAAGGCTGGGAGCGACCAAGCGGGCGAAGCTGCTGAAAAGTTATCTGAAAA